GCTGTCGTGTGGAATGTTTTGTCTGTTTCGTGGGGGGGGCGGGGTCGCACGCAGGCAGCGCCGATGTTGCGCTCCAAAGTCGGGTGTACCGACATGACGCGACGGTCGAGGATGATCAAATCAACCCCACAGAAGGTGACCTTTTGAAGCCCGCGCCGCCGCAGGTTCAGGCTCACCGTCTTGAGCTCCGCGCCGATTTCGGTCGCCGCGCGTTGTTTGGAGTCGCGATACTCCTCGTAGTTGATGTTATCGTGGAGCCAAACCATCCCCAGGTCATCGTCTCCCTCCTTCCACCGCACCATCTCCACGCGGCCTGCATACCACTGCCGCCTGTCGGGCCCGGTCATCACAAGGGCCACCAGGCGGGCGGGGACGCGAATGTGCGGCAGGCCTTTCTTGTGGTGGGTGGCAGAAGTGAGAAGAGAGATGAAGTTGTAGACTGATCCGATGGGGTGGGGGCAGTTAACCCAGGCCTCCCAGATCCAGTTAACGATCTGGTTCAAGATTGAGGTACCGCGATCACCGCTCTCGCGGCACAACGTGATGAAGATGTGGACCATGAGTTTCTCCTGGGTGTTAGGATTGAACGCGGCCGCCTCCCACCAGTTCTGGTCCCGCTCGCGATCTCGCATGCGGGCTTCGAATCGCTCCGGTGTGACGATTCCGCGCATCAAATGGGCGAAGGCGCTGCTGCTGTGCTTGTAGCAGTAGTCGTACATGGCCTTGAGGAACTCGGTCTCGGCGCCGATCATGCAACCTTCGGTTGTGTCGAATTTGCCGTAGTCATTCTCCTCAAGGTAGTCAGCACCTTGGCCCTTCTTACGGTTGGTCTTCTGGCGCTTGCGGGAGGGTTTTTGTTTGGAACTTGACTGAGCTGGGGTTGGTTGGCCGGGGGCGCTGGGCGCCGCCGCCGTGCCACCTGAGCCCGCGGCACTGGGGCGCGGGCTCTGGGCGGCATCGGAGGCTGGGCCATCGGACTGGTCGCCTGGTTGGGGCGGCGCTGGTCCTGGCAGGGTCGGGGGCACGGTGAAGCGTTTCAGGGTCTGCCCGTCAACGCGCTCACCGGCCATGTGATGGTTCAGGTTCTCAGCCAACTCTCCCATGAACTGCTCCTTCGACCTGCCCTTGATCATCGCCCTACTGTAGTGCTCAACGAGCACGTGATCGATGGGGGCGACGACTGCCGAGTCCACCAGGGTGGTCTCCGGGCCCTTGTTCACCACAGCGCGGGGTTTCTCCTTACCCACAGCCGGCACGGCCTCCGTCTTCACGAAGGGCGCGCCGTGCGGCTGCTTGGTCTCCATTCTACTTCCGCGCTCCGCCCGCATCTTCTCCACGACGCCATCGAAGGCAGTTTGTGACCAACCGCCGGGCTTGATGTCCGCCTCACTCATGGCGTCCATGGCGTCCTCGAATTCGGTGCGGTGGGTGTCAAGGAGGTACTGGTAGCAGCTCCGCACGTGGGTGTTGAACAACACGCGTGTAAGCTGGGGCTCCTGCGACCAGTCCTTGGCCCCGGTGAAGCGCTTGGCCAGAGAGACAGCCAAGGCCGCGGGTGAGTTGATGTACATGCGCACGGTGGTGTCCTCAGAAGTGACTCTCTCCAGGAAGTAGGTGCGCTGGACATTGGCGTCGGCGGGACCATACGCACCATCACGGCCAAAGGCCATGGCGTAGGAAAACTGGTCCACGATCGCCTCCTCCGTGTCAGCGAATGTCACCTCTGCCCCACCACGAGAGACGTACGCAGCACCGGCAAGCAACTCCGCGCCCTTAGGCAGCTGCTCAGGGGACAGCACCTCATGGCCCGCAGGTTGAGCCTTTGGCATCTGGTCGTCCACGGCCGCGAGGGGCATCGTGTGGGCGATCAGCCGGCGGGCCGTCCGCAGGCGTTCAGCAGCATCGAGGCTCATTGCGCCCATGAGATGGGCGTAGACGTGGTAGGTGCCTCCGAGCTGCTCAGCGGCGTACAGTGGCAGGTCCTTGATCAGGTTCAGCTCTTTATCAGTCA